TGTTTCGTCGTGAGGAATGGTTTAAAGTTTTTATACATGAAACATTTCACAATTTTGGATTAGATTTCTCTGATATGAATAATAGTATATCTAAAAATAGTATATTGAATATTTTTAAAGTAAATTCTGAGGTGAATTTGTATGAATCATATACTGAATTTTGGGCTGAAATTATGAATGCGTTATTTTGTAGTTTTTTTGCTTTAAAGAATAAAAATAATATTCAAGAATTTCTCTCTAATTCAGAGTTTTTTATTAATTTTGAAAGAACATATAGTTTCTTTCAACTTGTTAAAACTCTTAACTTTATGGGATTAACTTATAAAGATTTATATTCAAATACAGAACATAGTAGACTTCTTAGAGAGAACCTTTATAAAGAAAAAACAAATGTATTATCTTATTATGTAATAAAAACCATATTAATTAATAATTATCAAGGATTTTTAGAATGGTGTAAATATAATAATTTTTCTCTCTTGCAGTTCAAAAAAACACTTTCAAATCAAAGACAACTTTGTAATTTTATTGAACATAATTATAAAACAACTAGTATGTTAAACGGCGTGTTAGAAACTCAAAAATTTTTTCATGTTATACAAAACCATAAAAAAAAAAAATTACAATATATTTTATCAAATTTACGTATGAGTATTTGTGAGTTAGGTTAAAGTTTTATATTTTTATTTTTTATATTTTTTTAAATGTATCCTACAATATTCTTCCATATTTACACACTTAATGCCACATTTCTCTCCATTTTGTTTTATAACACAACAAATATATTTATAACTTCCATTTCCAATAGATTTTTTATTAGATCTCCAAGCTTCAATTGCTCCATCAAAGTCAATATTGACATCAAATAATGCCGAGTTTTGATATTTAGTTTGACTTCTAGTCTCCATATTTTGTTATTTATATTATTATTATAAACAACAAAAAGTATTTCAATTTTTTTTATTTATTATGTTTTATGTTTTCTATATTTTTTACCTGCTTTCATCATTTTATTAAATGAACCACCAGAATAATTACTCCTATTACTACTACCACTAATGGTTGAAACAAAATAAATTATTCCTCCTACAATAATTGCTATAGCATAAACCATTATCATTGCGCCTTGATTCGTCGCTGCCATATATAATAATATAATATAAAAAATTGAAAAAAATAATATTTTAAAATATAACGTAAATAATAAGATGGGCATAAAACTTTTAAACCGATTTATTAAAAGTAATGTTAAAGATTCTATGAAACTTATATCTATTAAAGAATTGAGTGGAAAAAAGATAGCAATAGATATAAGTATATATATGTATAAATATGCATCTGAAGATAATTTAATTGAAAATATTTATTTAATGTTAGCTATATTCCGATATTATAATATAACACCTATATTTATATTTGATGGTAAGCCTCCTGTTGAAAAAAAAGAAGCATTAATTAAACGAAGTGAAGAAAAAAAGGAAGCGCAAAAAGAATTTAATAAGCTGAAAGAAATTTTAACTAATAATTCGAATATGGATAATGATGAAAAACAAGAACTTGTCAATAATATGGATTTGCTTAAAAAAAAATTTATTCGTATTAGTAAAACTGATATTCAAAATGTAAAACAACTAATTATAGCATATGGTGCGACATATTATGATGCGCCTTGCGAAGCAGATGAGTTATGTGCTTTGTTAACAATTAAAGAAAAAGTATGGGCTTGTTTAAGTGAAGATATGGATATGTTTGTTTATGGTTGTCCTAGAGTAATAAGATATTTTAGCTTATTAAAGCATACCGTAGTTTTATACAATATGAAAGAAATATTAGAAAAATTAAATTTAAAACAGAAAGAATTGAGGGAAATATGTGTATTATCTGGAACAGATTATAATATTGATAATGAAAATTCTTGTAATATATATACAACATTTAAATATTTTAAAATTTATAAAAACGAAAACTCATCAGATAATTTTTATGATTGGTTAATTAAAACAACTGATTATATTAAAGATTATGAATTATTAAAAAAAATTAATAATATCTTTGATATAAATGATGATTATAAAATTAAATTATTTGAAAATATAAAAATTGTAAATGGTCCTATATTGAAAAATAATTTGATTAGTATTTTAAAGAGTGACGGATTTATCTTTCCTTTATAATTTATAAATTTTTTTTAACTTAAAATTAAAATACTTTATTATATAAATGTTAGACTTGTATAATAATAAATATGATAGACAAACTTTAAAAGAGTATATTTATGCGATTAGTTTAATTGATGTAATTAAAACACAAAAAATAGATGTCACGTTTGCTGTTAGATATATTTTAAATAAAAAATATCAAATTCGCCAGGAAGATGAAATAATAACAGCTCCCATTGTTTTAAAATATCAACCACATATTAAATATGAAGAATTACAGAAAGCATTGAATGACTATGAATCAGATGATGATAGTGTTGATGATTTTGAAACTGTATCAAACCGAGAAGCTAAATAAAAACCACAGTTTCAATATCTATTAATTTTCCTGATGATAGCTGTGGAATTTGATCAAATTTACTACTTTTTAATAAATCTCTCATACCTTGTAATAATTGTTTCCATGTAAGATTTTTTTGAGAATTAAATGTTTCTAAAAAAGCCCACGTTAAAGCACCTTGATTTTTATTATTAATAAAAGCATCTTCACTAGTCTGAATATCTGAACATCCACTAATCATAATAACATTTCCATTAGTATCTGTTTCATCAGTATTTAAAGTTAAGTTATTGTTATCTAAACTATCTAAATATTGGTATTTTAAATCTAAAACAGATCCACTAAAACAACAATCAAATATAGATATTAAGGTTACCCCGCTTTTTAAATTAGTTTTGATAATTTTTTTTAACTCATCGTCTAAAATAGAATTAAAATCGCTAGGAACGATCATTTGATCATTTCCAGTAACTTCATTATTATTTTGATCTTGAATATAACTTCCGTGTCCACTATAAGAAAAGAAAATAACATCACCACTATTTGCTTTAGATAATAAATTAGTGAAATTGCTAATTATGTTATCACGTGTAGGTTTTATTGAAGTGTTATCTGTCAATATTTCTATATTTTGAAAATTAAGTGAATTTAATAATAAATAAATAGAATTGGCGTCATTTATACAACCATTTAATTCATATTGTGTTCCAGTATAATTAATTCCTATTAGTAATGCGTTTTTATTTTGTCCTGGTACAATTTGATTATATGATAAGTTTTTAATATTTAAAATATCAATATCAAGTTTTTTCTTTAAATCATTTAATTTATTACTAAAATTTTTATTTAAATTATTAATTGTGTTTTTTTTGTATGATAATGTAAATCTAGATCTAGATATAGAAATAATTAAATTTGAATAATAATTAGCAATTGATTTTACATCTGCATTATATTTATTTATAAGGTGAGAAATTTTTGAATTTTTAAATTCTGTTAAAACGTCTGCCATATTTATATACTTAATTAAGAAATTAAGTATTACAAATATTTTAATTTTTAAATTATTTAGTCCTTTTGGACTATATAATTTTTATTTTTATTTAATTTTTATTTTTATTTTTATTTTTATTTAATTTTTTTATTTTTATTTTTATTTAATTTTAAGCACTAGTAGTAACCTCAACCTTAACAGCCTTAGCAAAGTGAGGAGACATAAACTTTTGAAGATTGAAATATGTTAGCTCATCAGTCTTCTTAAGCTTGAGAAGAGCAGCAAGCTTGGTATCGGGATTGATCTTACGACCATTATCCTTATCTTGAAGCTTGTGGGCACGGATGTAAGTGTTAATTTCACGAGTAACATCAGTGCGAGCCATTTCAGTTCCCTTCTCCTTTCCAAGGAAAGATGCTAGCTCATCCGAGATCTTGGTGGGCTTAACAAATCCAGAAGGGGCTCTATTTCCAGCCTTACGCTTACGCTTGATTGATAGCTTTTGTGCATTCTTAACCTCACGAGTCCACTTCTTCTCAAGAGTTCTATACTCAACCTTCAAAGAGGAGATAAGAACACTAAGTTGTTGAAGCTTAGCTTGAAACTCTACAGATTGCTCAGCAAGAGGAGCTTCCAAATCAGCGACAACTTCAGTATGAGGAACATCGACAACAGGAACGGAACTCTCAGCAACAACGGGAACAGGAGTGGTTTCGGTTTTAGTAGCCTTAGGCTTTCTTACTTTCTTTTCTGCTACTTGAACAACAGGAGCAGATTCTACAACGGGAACAACAGGAGTGGTGACTTGTTCAGTCTCAGTTTTAGACGAGGTTTTCTTTGCCATCTTATTATACTATATACTAATAATTACTTTTTAAGTGATTTAACGCAAATAATATATATTGTTACGATAATATGGTATTAATCTACTCAAACTTTTACTAAACATAATTAAAAATACGCAAAACTCTGAAAAAGCCAAGGAAGGGCTATGGCAGCATCAGGATTTACTAAAGTTAATGAACCTAAAACATAATAAGCTCCTAAAGATTTACTATCTTTATCTATACCAATATTTACTAACTTTTCCATAACTTCTAAAATTACTTTTTTAACATTATGTATATTTGATTCAGTATGAACATAGGTCATATTTAAATGCCTAAATGGATCTCCAGTTGGAGGACAAATACTACGTTTTACTTCATTCGTTATTTGCGACCTATAATTCCAAATTTCTATTAATTCTTTTACAAATTTAATCAACTGAATTCTATTCAAAGAGAGAAACCAATTGGCATTTGAATAATTTCCTAAAGAATCTATATTTTGAAATAAAGAAATTGTTCTTAATTCTACTGTTTTTTCTAGAGATAACCCTTCACTATCATCATCATAATGCAAATTTATATGTATTTTTAATATTCGGCTTAATCTAATAACTGATTTAATAGTTTTTATTACAGATTCTGGTATTAAAGATCTGTTGTATGGGTTTTGAACTGACTCTATATCTTTTGATTTTAAAAACAAATTATGGAGAGAAATAATATCAAAACCATAAATAAAACCATCATTATCTTTATAACTTAAAAATTGATGAAAATTTATTTCTTCTACTGGTTCCATTGTAATAAAATCCCCTTGATTTGTACATACCTTTCGGTTTAATGATGCGGGTCCATGTAAATTTTTATATTTTCTTGCTATTAAACCACGAAAAACTTTTTGAATTTTAATTATAAATGATGAAAAATAAAGATTGGAATAGATGCGAATAATTAGTTCATTTTTATTTCCAGTTATTTTATATTTATATGTTTTGGCTATCATTTTTAATTGTGATAAATTATAATTATAACTACTAATTTCATTATAATTTTTAATTGTTGGAATAATTATATTTTCATCGTTTATTTTTTGGGGTTTCTTAACTGTGGACATTTTTTGTATACATTTTAAAGTAATGTTTGACATATATTCATCAGATGACCATTGATTGGCCTTTGTTTTTTTACAACTGTCGTTCATATTATATTTATATATAATTTTCTTTTTGAACCGTTTTTTTATATCATTTTTTATTTAATTCACACCATATGATGTAAGCTTAAATACTTACGTCACACCATATTATGATTTATATTTTAAAAAAAAATTGATTTAAAGATAAATCAATATTATAAATCATATAAGACAGAATGGCAAACACAACCGCAATCCTAGACGGAACTAATATTGATACCAGTGTATTCTCATACTCTGCTCCTAAGGCAAATCCTTCAGGTGGCAAAGTTGTGAATTTATATAATAAATATTTTAAAGAATCTCTTACTCTATCAACTCCATTAATGCTAACGTGGGGCGCTCAAGAAGGTATGGATCAACAAAAAAATCCTACAGGTAAGTTTACAATGTCGCTTCAATTTCCTAGCGCGGATTATAGTAATGCTGACGCGGAAGCGTTCTTAACCTCAATGCGAGCTGTGGAAGCAAAAATTAAGGCAGATGCGTTGACTTATTCTAAGGAATGGTTCGGAAAGATGATTACAAGTCCTGATGTTATGGATGAAAAGTTTAATGTTATGCTTAGACATCCTAAGAAGGAAAAGGGAAGTGCTGAGCCTGATTTGTCAAAGCCTCCAACTCTTACTGTCAAGGTGCCATGTTGGAAGGGCGTTTGGCAACCTGAAATTTATGATGAAGAAGGTAATCCTTTGTTTCTCAAGGGAAAGAGTCCAGCACATCAGTCTCCTCTTGACTTCTTGAAGCCTAAGACTCATGTAATCTGTTTGATTCAATGTGGTGGATTATGGTTTGTAAATGGTAAGGTATCGGTTACTTGGAATTTGAAGCAAGCTATCGTTCAAAAGCCTAAGACATCTTCGATTGTTGAAGGTACTTGTTTCTTGAGACCTAAGCCAGCTGATGTTCAAAAGTTGAAGGCTCTTCCTCCTCCTGAAGATGATATTGATCCTGAAGGTGCTGTAGCTAGTACAATTGTTGAGGATTCTGATGATGAACAAGAGTTGCCTCCTCCACCAATGCCTGTAGTTGAAGTTGCCTCAGTTGTTGAAGAAACTGTAGTAGTAGCTGCGGCTGCACCTGAAGAGCCAAAGAAAAAGAGAGTTGTTTCTAAGAAGAAGGAAACATAAATAATAATAATATATATAATATTTATATGAATAAAAGTAAAAAATTAAATAAAAAAATTAAAACGCGGAAAAATAAATATGGAGGTAAAATGACATGTACACAAAAATGTAAAGATAAATATTATAAACTTTTAAAAAAATATAAAAGTCCAAAAATAGATAATTATAAAAATTTTTTATCATATTTAGGAGTAAAAAAAGAAGATTTTGATAAAAAATTTGA